GAATATACAGCGGAAATATTAGTAGATTTGTTGCCCAAGATTTACGACACAAGACGACAAATTAGAATCATGTCCCAAGATGGCGAAACTGAGCAAGTATTTATTAATGATGAAGTGATCGACAATCAAACAGGTGATAAAGTTTTGGTTAATGATTTATCGTTAGGTAAGTATGACGTAGTAGCAGAAACCGGCCCAGCGTTTGCAACACAGCGCCAAGAGTCGGCACAACAGATTATAGAGTTGATTGGAACATCACCAACATTTGAAAATCTAGCAATGGATCTAGTCGCCAAAGACTTACCTATTCTTGAGTCTAAAGAGCTAACCAAGCGTGTTAGAAAGATCATGATTAAGCAGGGCGTAGTTGAGCCAACCGAAGAAGAGGTTAAAGATTTAGGTTTAGATCAGCCGCAACAGCCGGACCCACAGCAGTCGGCTATCACAGAAAATATTCAAATACAGACCGAGAAGTTAATAAGTGATATTGAAAATCAGGATGCTAAGACGCTTAAAACAACGATTGATACGCAGAATTCAACAATTAAAGCTTATCAAGATTTGATGAATGCTTATAAGATACAGGCAGAAACGGGAATCCCTTTCACAGAGGATGACCACCATATCAGGGTTAAGCAGCAAGATATTATAGAAGAGGCGCAGCAACAAATTGAAGAAGGCCCAAACAAAGAACAGCTAGAAAGCATTGTCCAAGACCAGGGCGAAAGCGGAGAGATTGAAGGAAAGCGAAGATTAACTGTTGAGCAGCCAAGTGCTAGCGTTGGCCAAGATAGTTTAAATCAATGAAAATATGATATACAATAGTAAAAACGCATACGTCAAGCGATATTGACGGCTAAAATCAACCGAAAGGTGTGTTATGCCAGAAGAGCAAGAGCAAGCTGCACTTACTGAGGATGAAGTTTTAGATAACTCAATCTCAGAGGAAATAGCGGAGTCAGCGCCCGTTGAAGAAAAGGAAGTTGAAGAAGTTAAGCCCGTTGAAGAAGATGGTTTTCAGAAGCGGATTAACAAAGTTACAGCAGATAAATATGCTGAGAAACGTCGAGCGGACGAACTGCAAAAAAAGCTAGATGAAGTTAGTCAGAGACCTAAAGAAGAGGCTAAAGACGAACCAAGTTTAGAGAACTTTGATTATGATGATTCGGCCTATCAAGCCGCATTGATTGATTACAAAGTAAATAAAGCAGTTCAAGACCAAGAGACTAGAGCTAGAGAAGCGGCTCATGCAATTAGCGCACAAGAAAGCCAAAAGGTTTTTAATGATCGCATTGCAGAGTTAAACAAACCTGATTTTGCTGAGGTTGCTAATAACGTTCCAGAACTACCACAAGGTGTTGCTGACGCATTAGTACAGAGCGAAAACGGGGCTGAACTAATCTACCACTTGGGGACGCATCTTGATTTAGCGGATAAGCTTTCGGGCATGTCGTCAAATCAGGCAATGATGGAACTTGGTAAAATATCTGCAAATATGAATACTAAATCAGAAATTAAACAAAGTGCAGCACCCGAACCGATAGAGCCGATTACCTCCGGTGGCGGATCGCTTAAGAAAGACTTAGGCGAGATGTCAATGGAAGAGATCTATAACTCTTGACGCGAAGGTCTCAGGAGAATTAGCAAATGGCTAACAATTTTAAGAATACCAGTCTTGTCACCAAGATTGCAGTAAAAGAGTTTCTAAACTCCCTAGTAATGGGGCAAAAGGTTGACCGTCAACTAGACAGTCAATTCCAAAAAGTAGGCGCTTCAATTCAAGTTCGTCGCCCTGTTATGTTTACCGCTTCAAGTGGTGCAACATTGGGGACGGCTACAGATATTGAAGAACGTGCCGCAACCGTCACACTAGATCAACGTCAAAAAGTACATTTTGAGGTAACTTCTCAGGATATGACTTTAAGCGTTGAAGATATGACCTCTCGATTTATTCGTCCAGCTATGGAAGAACTAGCGCAAAAAGTCGAGACTGATATTGGTGGTATTTATACCGATATCGGTAACTTTTCAGGTACAGCCGGAACCACTCCAACAACTTTCTTATCTGTCGCAACCGCTGGGGCGGTATTAAGCAAGTTAGGCGTCCCAATGGAAAGCCGCTCATTATTTGTTAATGCCGATGCATCAGTTGCGCTCTCAGACGGATTGAAAACAGTATTCCCGTCTGATATTGCTAAAAAAGCAATTGAAGAAGCAATGGTCGGGCGATATGGTAGATTTGATATCTTTGAGTCTAACTCAGGGTCGACGCATATTGTCGGGGTTGCGACTGGTACGCCATTGATTAATGGTGCGTCTCAAAACACTACTTATGCAGCTAGTGGTGATGCTTGGAATCAAGCACTTGCAACAGATGGATGGACTAACTCAACTACAGGCATTTTGTTAGCAGGTGATGTTATCACTATTGCTGGTGTAAATTCTGTTAATCGACGAACACGGGTTGATACTGGCGCCCTTCAAACGTTTACAGTAACAGCAGACGCGAATAGTGGTGCTACTACCGGCCCAGCTAGTTTAACGGTAAGCCCCCCACTTATTACAAGTGGCCCTTATCAAACTGTTACAGCAGCACCAGCAGACGGTGCGGTTATCACAGTTAAGACCGGCGCAGGTGGTTCTAGTCATCCTCAAAACTTGGGATTCCATAAGAATGCTATCACTTTAGCTATGGCCCCCCTTGATTTGCCAACAGATGGTGCAAGTGCAGCCCGTGAGAGCTTTAAAGGAATCTCTATTCGTTCAGTGCGTCAATATGACATTACGAATGATAAGACGGTTTTCCGTTTTGATATCCTTTACGGAATTAAGGCTCAAAACCCTGATTATGCAGTACGCTTAACAGGCTAGATTTTCCCCTTTTAGCGCCCTTAATTGGGCGCTTTTTTTACCCTCCCTCATGGTGTGACCAATGAAAGATTTTAAGATGTGGGTTTACCACAAAACAGAAACACCAAAAATAATCAACAGAAGTGAACTTGAAGAAAGCATAAAAGACGGCTGGCAAGAATCGCCCGCATGTTTTTTAGACCTTAAAGATATTGGCATAGATAAAAATAAGATAAAAAAAGGGAACAAGAACGAAACACAAAAAGCACAGCAGGCTATTGAGGCTGTCGAAGGCATTGCACAAAGCATAAATAACGCGCTTAATATTGATGTGATGAATAAGAACGAACTAGAAACCTATATAAGCGAACATTACAGTATAGATTTAGATAAGAGAAAGACGTTAAAGAGTTTAAGGAAACAAGCCAAAAAAATAGCAGGTGCATAGATGACCACAGCATTACAGATAATTAACGGCGCTACTGAAAAGCTAGGTGTAAAGACGGCTGAATCACCATTAGAAGCAGCAGACTTTCAGGTAACGCTTGATGAGATGAACGACATGCTTTCTGAATGGGCGGATGCTGGCTTAACTCCGAGCTTTATCGAAGTTAGCAATGGCTCAGATGTTGTTAATGTTGATCGTAATGCGGTGGGGGCGGTTAAAGATGCGCTCGCGCTTAGAATAGCGCCTAGTTTTCAGCGTTTAGTTACGCCAATGTTAGCGGCCATGGCAAGGCTATCAATGACTAGACTGGAGGCTTCAACTGATTTTATTGGCGAAGTGGAATACCCTGATACTATGCCAACCGGCTCAGGTAATGATTGTTCAAATACTGCTATCAATAGACGCTTCTTTAAACAGAATAAAAAGGAAACGTTTTAATGCCTCGTGTCCAATTACCGATACCTTTTAGCTTTTATCAATCTGATAGCTTACCGTTATCGGCACAGCGTTGTATTAACTGGATACCAACCGTTGCCGAAACGAATGCTTTGAACGCTAGGTCATTGATGCAACCATCCGGACTTAAAACATTTAAAGACACTCTATTGCATAAGAATAGAGGCGCTTTAGTAATGAAAGAAGTGCCTTATTTTGTTAATAGGAATACGCTTTTATCGCTTGCTAGCGATGGCACAATTACAACTCACGGGACAATAGAAGGGACTGGCCGCGTATCTATGGCAAATAATGGTCAGTTTTTAGTGGTTGTTGTGCCAGCCGGTAAATCATACGTTTATGACAATGTAGCATTATCGTTAACGCAGATAACTGATGTTGATTTTAGAGTGTCGGATGCTGTTGTATTTAAAGATGGCTACTTTGTATTTTCTGAAACAGTTGGTGATGTTTTCTTTAATTCAGCTTTAAATAATCCGCTTGCTTTTAGTGCTTTAGATTTTGGGACGGCTGAAATTAATCCAGACAGCATAGTAGGCTTACATGTTAACCATAATGAATTATTTGTTTGTGGTTTAGAGACTATTGAGTTATTTCAGAACGTGGGCGGATCAGGGTTCCCATTCCAGCGGATTAATGGCGCTAATATTCAAAAAGGCGTACATGCTAAATTTTCATTGTTAGAATTCGATAATACATTTTGTTTTGTTGGTGGCGGCTTGAATGAAAAGTCAGCAATATGGAAGGTATCAGGTAGTTCAAGCGTTCAGAAAATAAGTACTGATGCTATTGATCATGAAATTCAGAAATTCACACGAGATGAAATATCAAATTCATTTGCAATGACCTATCAGGATTCAGGGCAATTTTTAGCCTTATTTACTTTCGAGTCAGAGCTCATACCTTCGCGGACATTTGTTTATAACGCTACAGCATCAGCACTACTTCAGCAGAGGGTTTGGTTTGAGGTTCAAACAGGCGTTTCAGATAATAGGTTTAGAGTTCAATCAATCGTAGCAGCGTATGGCAAATTACTGTGTGGAGATCAATCAACCGGCATTATCGGTGAGTTTGATTCTAATACTTTGGATTATTACGGTGATGAGATATATAGGCAGATGACAACAGCGCCTTTTAGTGAAAATGGGTTGCCTATATTCGCTGGTGAATTAGAAGCTACGTTTGAAAGCGGTGTCGGTTTAACTACGGGCCAAGGATCAGACCCAGTTGTTAGAATGAGGCTATCAGATGACGGAGGGCGCACTTTTGGCAATGCGATAAGCCGAAGTATCGGTAAAATAGGTAAATACGGTCAGAGATCAATCTGGAGGCGTCAGGGCCGCTTTCCGGTATCTAGAATGATAAGGCTAACCATAACCGACAAGGTACGCGCCAACCTCATTAAACTAGCTGCTACTCCAGACTTAGGGGCTCAATAATGGCTGAAATAATAGCACCAAGGCGGGGCCAGTTTTTAACAGAGAATGGATTACCGACACAACGTTTTGTTGAATATTTAGAGGCCCTGGCTACACAGACAAACGACACTACAACACAAAGTGATGTTTTTTCTGCATTAAGTAATTCGAGTTATGCAATTGCGGCATTAACTAAAAAGATTAACGACATTGAATTACAATTTAGTTTTGCTAATGAAGCTAAGTTCTCAAATCTAGAAACAAAGCGCAAAATCGTTACGGTAACATCGAACTACACGACTAAAGGCAATGAATTAGTAGTGGTTAATAGTCCGTCTTTAGTGACAATTACACTAAACCCTAACGCTAATCGGAAAGAATCAGTGCAGATCATCCGGTTCGGCGCGGGTGGCGTTAATGTCACGGCTACTAAATTAATAAACGGGGCAGTATTGAAAACTATATTTAGAAGGTATACATCGCCGAATCATGTTTTTATTCCTGATGTAGATTCATGGGTGGTCATATGAGCGGTTATGAATTTGAGCCATTACCGTTAAGCGCGTTTGGTGATTTAAGAGTCATTAATTTATCGCCTATATTTCAATATTCATTTGAATATACTGTTAGCAATACAGATTTAATATTAAACACCCTTACTAATGGCGGTACGGTTACGCAAGCGAGCGCGATGGCTGTTGTTAGCTCATCTGCCACAACAGCAAGCACAGCGTTATTGCAATCTGTTAGGCATGCCAAATATATGGCTGGATTAGGTGCTTTGCTTAGATTCTCTTTATTGTTAACAACGGGAGCAACTGGAACCGAGCAGTATGCCGGAATAACCGACGAGGTAGGAAGTTCAGCGGCATTTAAAAATGGCTTAGCAGTCGGTTTTGATGGCGCTACGTTTGGTTTTCATAGGTTCGTTAATGATACGAAAGTCACTGTTAATCAGTCAGCATTCAATGGGGATACATTAGACGGTAATGGCTCAAGTGGTATGACTATAGATCATACTAAGCTAAACGTATGGCAGATAAGATACCAATATTTAGGGGCTGGTGAAATAGAATTATGCGTTGAAAACCCAGCTACTGGCAATTTTATAACTGTACACACTATACAATTTGCTAATAGCTCAATAACACCCTCATCTTTTAACCCTAATTATCGGTTTATGATGTTTGTTAATAATAAAGCTACGACGACAGATATTTTCGCCAAGTGTGCGTCATGTGCGTATTTCATAGAGGGTGATGTAGAATTCAAAGAGTTACAGCGGCCACAGTTTGGATCTGGCGAAAGACAGAAAACAGCAGTTACAGCAGAAGTGGCAATATGCACCATTAAGAATAAAACTACATACGCCAGTAAAACAAATTTCATTGATGCCTTGGTTGAGAATATTGGGCTAAGCA